GATTTGAATAAGCATAATCTTTTTCTGTTAATACATCAACATAATGTGCTAATGATTCACCAGAGTTTTCATAATAATCTATAAGGTGTACTTCTTCACCAATTCTTTGTGCAAACCATATTGCAGTAGAATCTCCAATTCCCAGGTCCCACCACGTTTCTACACCTACATTTTCATCTACAGGCACGTTGCCGATTCTCCCATCTTTATCGGCTTTCGTTATTAGTCGACCATAATAACTTCCTGACACTGCTGCAGTAAAAGAGCATTCAAACTCTTGTTCATACTGCTCAGGCGTCATGATTTGACGTGCCTGTTCCAGTTCCTCCTCTGGAATTACTTTAGTGTCAGAAGATCTATATAGTTTCCCATACCAATCTTTATGACCTCGCTGTGCATAATCATAAACTTCCCAGAATTGATTATGACCCATTGGTGTTCCAATAAATAATACCCATCCTAATTTATCAGATACAGCTGGTCTTATAATTTCTGTCCAAACTCTAGGAGACATGATAGCGTATTCATCTAAGACTACTCCATCAAACCCCATACCTCGAATTGAATCAGGATTATCTGCACCAAAAATCTGTATTCTTGAACCATTGAATAAATCTATTCTAAGTTCTGATTCGTTTCTACTACCACCCCAAGTCATTAGTGGTTTTGTATAATATTTTAAATATTCCCAAGCAATAGATTTACCTTGTCTATAAGTTGGAGCTATGAATGCACATAAAGCTCTAGGTTTACCTGCTGCTGTTTTAATTAATTCGTTAATTGAAAGGACTGATTTCCCAAATCTTCTGTGACATACAAGTACGCTAAATCTTCTTAAATTATTATGAACTTCTGTTTGATATTCTCTAGGTTTATAAGGTACTTCTATTATCCTAACTTTCTTTTTGCCATTGGACTTTGATTTCGATTGGTGCATCTGTTCCTATCTTAGATGTTGTGTTAGCTAGTTTTGGATGAATGTAAGGTGCAGCTTTTTCAGCAGCATACATTTTACGTTCAGGTGAACTAGCAGGATTGTTTAACACAGATAAAAGATAATCTAAAGGAGAATGTTGATACTTCTCTGCCATATCTTCCATTGTTTTCCAAAGAGATTTAGATTTAGAACCTAATGGTCTACCAGCTCCTTCTCTTTTTCCACCATGTTTTGATACTTCATTTTCATGAGAAGCATCTTCGGCAGATCCTTTTGATTGCATAAACTTAATATCTTTTTCCATTATAGAACCGATATTCCTTTTCTATTATATTTTCTCAAAGCTGTTCTTTTAATTGGTTGCTCAGCAAGTTCTCTTTTAATTTGTCTACCAACTAATGCACCACCTGTTAATGCTAAAGAAAGAGGACTTATTGCAGCTTTACCTGCAAACTTAATACCTTTTACCACTCCTTTTTTAAGACTTAAATTCTTAATAGAGCTAGTAAGTTGATTCATCTTAGCTTTAACTGGAGAATACTTAACTAGGTTTTTACCTGGTTTTCTTCCATAGCTATAGTTTCTAAACTTTTTATCGCTTGATCCTATTATATCTGGGTACTTCATTTTTTCTTCTTTTTCTTTTTAGCTTTAATTATTTTTTCTTGTAATGCTTTAGGCAATGTTCTTTGTTTTGCTGTAAGCATAGCTTTACCTGGCATTCTTGCTTTCATTAGTACTTCCTTTTAACTTTCTTACCCATTTTTTTAGCAGCTTTCTTAGCAGCAGCTTTACCTTTTTTAGTATATGGATATTTTTTTTTTCCAACCATTGGCATAATATTTATCCTTTTTTTTGTTTTTTTGATCCTATTGCTTTTCCAGTACCATAACCAATAGCTCCACCTAATCCTATAGTTGCAGCTGATAATCCTGGATAATCTTTTGCAAAAGTAACTACTCTTTTGCTTTCTTTTTTAACACCAGTTTTTACTTTATTAAAATTAGCAATAGTTTTTTCTTTAATACCTTTAGGTTTTTTTATCTTACCTTTTAAGGTTTTCATAGCATCCATTGCATCTTTATAAGATTTTTTTGCAATAGTTTTAGCTACAAATATTTTAGTTTTCATCATCATTGTCTTAATAGTCCTTGTTGTGCAGCCATACGAGCATTAGGCATTTGCATATTCATGTTCTGTCTTTTACCCATTTGCTGCATCATTGGATTATTTGCCTGTTGTAATAATCCTTGCTGCTGTTGTTTTGCTATTTCAGGCATTAGTTTTGCTTTAACAATTAATGCTAACTTCTGAGATTCTTCAGGAGATAGATTAATCATATCATCAGCTAATTTTTCTAATCTTTTACTCATATTAACAATTCCACTTTCTTAATGCTTTGTTTATTCTACTATTTGGATCTCTTGCTGTTTTTGCAGATGTAAGTCTACGTTTCATACCTTTCATTCTAGCACAAAACGATTTACGTCTTTTAGCGTCTTTAGATCCTTTTTTTAATTTAGATGGCTTTGTAGTAACTGCCATTTTAAGTTTAGATCCAGGATTAGCTCGTCTATATGAAGCTATTCCTTTCCTGTTCAAACCCCCACTTTTGGATTTGCCTTCTTTACGCTGCCATGCAGGGGTTGCCATTACCTTTTCTTAGCAGTTTTGGCTGCTCGTCTAAATTGTTTAGCAGTAGGTGCACCTTTGGCACCCTTTTTTCGCATTTTTTCACCACTACCAGCTTTGATTCTCTTTCGCTTTGCGTGGATATTTGCGTATAGTCCTTTTTTTTTAGCCATTATAAAACTCCTTTGTAGTCCTTAAGTTTAGCTTTAGCTCTAAACTTTGGATTTTTCAAGTCCTTTATAAATTTGTTACGTTTGTTTCTAGCTTTGATCAGCGTTTTAGCTGATAATTCTTTAATAACTGGAAACATTAAGTAGTTTTTCATCTGCCTTGCCTATTGTATTTTTTATAAGATCTTTTTTTGTGTTTATTTAACGATTTCGTGTGCCTTCTTGGTCGTTTTTTTGGTTTTTCTCTAGGTACGAAATGGGTAAATTTAACACGAGCCATTAGTCGTTGTCAAATATGTCATAACCTATTGCTCCAGCTAATGCTGAAGAAGATTTAGGGTATTTTTTAATAGTTTTACCTACTGCTCTAGAACCAGAAGTAACCTTCTTGCCCACAGCTTCTGCTACTTTAGCAGATTTGTCCATACCTTTAGTCGCTAAGAATTTTGAGCTTGTAGAAGCTCCAGTTCTTATGCCTTTTTTAGCCTTATATAAGGTTCTTAGCATTTTTAGTGCCATTGATCCTGCTTTTAGTCCTGCTGGTATCATTTGTTCTCCTTGTTGTTGATAATAAACCCCCCCTTATGGAGAGCTGTATAAAACCCCCCTATTTGCACATTCGACATTGCTGTCGATGTTGCAGGGGTAAAAACAAAACCCACTGTTTTTACTATTGTCAATCGATTGTTATCGATTGTCTCTTAGTTGTTTGTAATTTTTATTGCTGTTGCTTGTAGCAACAATAAAAATTGTTGATTATTTATTCGGTGATTGATTAACTCCTGGCGAAATCAGTTGATTAATTGATTGCCGATTATAACTTAACCTGTTGATATGTCTGGATAACTTGATTGTCTGAATATCAATGGACATACAAATAAGTGCTAAATCTACAGGTAATTAGATATGTGCACTAGAAAGGATATATATGTTAAGTACTATTGTAATGGTTCTGTTAGCTATATGGTTATCTATAATGATAATTGGTCAGATAGCTGGTGGTTATATAGGATATAACTTCATCAAAGAACTTCAAAAGCTCGAAGAAAAGGCTAAATAATGATATTATTAGGTCTTTTAACTTCATTCACACTAGCATTATTAGGTGTGATATTAATGATACACCTATCTTTTTGGATAGGTTTTCTACTATGTGTTGTGTCTATCATACAGGTATTCAGATACATAGAATTATCTAAACAATCTAATGGTTATTATTCCCAGCGAAAATAACCATTATCGAAAGGAGCAAATATGTCAGATAAACAAGATAGTTTGTTTGTACCTTATACTGAGTCTAAATCTCAGGCAGAAAGGATAGCTTACGTAAAAGCTAATCCAGATAAGTACAAGCCATATGCTCAATACAGAAAAGATCAAGATGATGATAAGAAACTTGATACTCTGATTGAGATGGTACAACGATTAGTTGAATACCAGAAATAAATAATTGGCTAACGCCTAGTGGCTTTCAGCTAGGCGTTGCCTAAATAGAAAGGATAATATTATGATTACAATTGAACAATTAAGAAAAGAAATAGATGCATATGCTGAATTAACAGGAATACCAGCAACTTGTAATAAATGTAAACAAGAAGTAGATGCTGTATTTATGTATGCGTATGACAATACTGATAGATGTTGGGATTGTTTTACTAAAGATACTGGTAAAACTCCAAAAGATATATGTAATCAGTTAGCTATTTTATTTCCAGTGAAAGGTAAATAATATGGATAAATTTATATTAAAAGATCCATTAGATTCTGTTGAGGCTAGAGAGATAGCATATCAAGAGTATTCTGATGCACATAAAGATATACATGGTATTCGTCCAACATGGATGGCTAAAGTATTTAGACAAGGTACAGTTGAAGAATACAAAACTGAATTAGATTCTATATGGAAAGAGTATAGAGAATATATGAATGCAGAATCAAATAAGGAGAATGAAGATGCTTAGAAAATTTATATGTAAAGTAACCCATTATAATCTTGGTGAAGATTCAGTTGAGAGAGAGCATGTAGTATATATGCCTGAACAAGAATATGATAAATCAGGTTCAAGATATCGTAATCATAATTGGGTACAAGAAAAATTAGTACAAAAAATAGGTAAAAAATATGATGAAGGTAGTTATTCATCTAAGTGGTACATTAATCGTATTTACCAAGAGAGGATATAATGAAAAAAGCTATATGTTTAATGGATGAAAGAAGAAAGTTTGCTATTGATAATTTAACTAACAAGTTAATTACTAAAGTAAGTTTTAAACCTCAACCATTTATT